TTTGTCGGCAATCATGTCGCTTAACCGAGTTTCAAGTGGTTGTATGGCCATTATTTTTGCTCCTTGTCCTGCATTGTCGCAGCACCAATCGGAGCCGCTGGCATGATCGCAAACATTTCCTTGCCAAATTTATCAAACAGTCCTTTGCGCTCTTCAGGCGTTGAGTATTCGTGAATCTCGGTGATGCCAGCCTTCTTCAACACATCACGCGCTTTCTGTGGTGTGTCCTTTGGAATTATTGCGCCCTTGAACTCTTCAAGCGACACAGCTCGCTGCGGCTTCATCTCAAAGTATTCTGTCGGCAGTTCTTGGATCTTGTTCAAGAAGATGCCAATGTCAGCCTTCAATTCATCTGGCAATTTGTCTTCATAAAGTCTGTCAAGAGTAGACATGCGTTTTGACTGAGCAAGCTCAAGCAGCGCATCTTCTGAGCTGTAGTTCTTATCAATCAAGCGCATGCGATTTAGTAGATCAATATACGCTTCTTGCGCCTGATTCTTGACTGACTCCATCTTGTCGCGGCTAACAATGTTGCCGCGTGAAACCTTGATCTGGTTAAGTGTGCGGAACTTTGGAGTTGCCACTGCGCGAAGATTGCCAACTCCATAATTAAAGTTCTCGCCACCAGCACCACCTTTCATTTCCTTCACAATGTTGTCAAGCGTTGCTGCTGCATAACGGCGGTTGCCGCTGTATGTGTAGCCCTTAAAAATGCGTTCCTTAACGCTCACGCCGTTGTCAGGCAACGACTCATCGAACTTGGCGAGCCAGTCCTGATACTCAGCATCGCGCTGCCCAACCAAGTTATTCAGCTCGCTGTTAAACTGCCAAGACTCTTTGAAGTCAGCTTTGTTTGGAAGCTCACCGCGCTGATCCAAGAACTTTGCTTTTAGCACGTCTGAATACTTGCGGTCGTTCCAGTTGTTGAGCAGCCGGTCAATCTCATAGTCACCACGAGGCAACTTCTCAGCAGCATCACTCAGCATGGTGCGAAGGGATTTTTCGCCTTTGGCGTCAATGCTGTAGTCAATGGTAGGGAAGCGCGGCGTGTATGCGTCAGATCTAAATACAGGGTTCTTCGCTGATGGTGTTGCCATCTCTTTTGGCGCAATCAGCGTAATCTCGCCAAAGTTCTCAAGCGGTGCGCCTACTTTAGAAATGGCAAGCGATGGCACTGGCAGGCCCCCTAACTTGTCAGCTTTTAGTAAATTTGCCGCCGTCAGATTGTGCTGCACAATTAGCTCATCACCCGGCTTAACACCCGGCACTCTATCAATAGCCAATTGCGGCGCGCTTTCAACAATATTCATCTGCAATGGGGTGCCAAGCGCATCCATGCTTTTGCTGATCATCTGACCAGCTTTAGGGCCAAGTTTCTTGGCGGTAGTTCGCGCAACTACACCTGCACTTTTACCAAGACCAACAGCATCCATTCCTAAAAACATAGTGTCAGCCAATTGCTCCTTGCGCCCGGTCTTGATCATTGGCACACTGGTCATCTCAGGCACTCTCATTGGCGCGTTGCCATAAGCCCACTCTTCAAGCTCTTCTGGCGACTTGCCCATAAGCAAATCACCCACACCCATACCACCCAACAGCGGCACAAATTGTTTGATCTCGTACTCGTTGGCCAGATCACGCACACCACGCACAAAGTCAGCCACGCCGCCCATGACGGGATTGCGCGGCGTTGGGCCAATGGTTGCCCCAGCGTCTGACACGGTTCCTGATGGGCCTGCAGCCAGCATCACATCGCCTTCTTGTCTGCCGGGCATGGTCTGCTCTGGCATGCCAACAAATACCTGCTCGCCGTGCGGTGTATTGAAATACATAGCTTGGCCATCGTCTGTGTCTTCAAGCGTGAACTCTGGGTCATCAAGCGTGGCTCGCTGCATCAACCCTTCGCGCACACCGGGCGTGCTGATGTATGCGTCAAAGTTGTAGATGTCATCAATCGTGGGTTGCTTGCTGATCATTTTGCGCCTTCAACTTGTGCTTTGTTTTTGCGGTAGTTTTCAATTGCATTACGGGCTGGAAGTACACTGCTTTCTTTGGCCCCTCTCTTTACAGCTTTTGCAATTGCTGCATCTACAGCAGGCTGATTATTTAAATCAACGCCAGATAATTCAGGCAATATTTGCTCTGCTGATTTTCTAGCCGTTTCCGCTATGCTTGAAAACGCGCCAGACATTCTGCTTTTTGCTTGTGCAGCAAGTTTTTGCCCATAGTCCAAAATTGCTTCATTGCTAGGTGGGCGACCAGTCTTGTCGAGAGTGGTAGAAAAATCGTAAAGCTGTTGTGTTAAATCGTTGCGTACTGATGTGGCCAGCTCTCTTGCTTTGGCATCAGCGAACTCAGGTGGCAACCCAGACTCCTGAATACCGACCTGTGAATTTATTCTCCTCACACCAGCATTGATTGAGTTGTTTGGATTGACCACCAACGCAATCAGTTTTTCTTTTGTCTCTTGGGTAAAAGGGCCACTGACAACTTCCGACACCGTGGCCGCTCCTATGGCAATACGGGCCTGCACCCTACCAAGCGCAATAAGGTTGTTTTGCACTTCAGCTGGTTTAGAAAAATCTGTTATAAAAGAACGGGCCGAGCTGATTAACGATGGAGATACAGGCAAACCATCAAGCTGCTGAAACAACGCATTCATTTCCGAAGGAGTCTTTGCCATGTAAATCTTGCGCAAGATGGTATTACCTTGCTGCTCAGACCCAGACAAACTATCGGCAATGCCCTGCTTGCGAGCAGATACAGCCGCACTAAAATTGTCACGCACGGCTTTCTTTTCAGCTTCTGTCATGCCTTGCCATACAGCTGAATATTTTCCGAGGTCGCCTTTTAGAATTCTTTCAACACCAACGCTTGGGTTGGCCATAAATTCTTCGGTCAAAACCAAGCTGGTGCCAACATTGATTTTTTCTTCGCTCACCATTTTTTCAAATTTGTCGCTGTATTCTTTTTGTATTCTTGCGTCACCCAGTGTTGCCGCTTTGTAAGCCGTGCTTGCGCGATGCACGGCAATAAGATCTTCAATTGATCTTGTTGGCTTTGTAAAGTCATCAGTTGTCATTGTTCCAACTTGATCTTTTACTGGCGACCAAAAACCTCTCTCAAGCTCGGCTCTTATGAGTTGTCTTTTGTTGTCAAAATCAAGATCGAATTCAATTAGCTTGAGTTGTTGCTGTTGCTCCGCTTGTTTTTCATATGCCTTATTCATCACCGTGTTGCCATGAGTCAACATAGTGGCGCGGAACTTGATCATTGCTTCTGGATCAATTTTTCCTAATTCAGACTTACTGTAGCCATTGATGACTGCGTCAATTTTGCTTTGCACTTTTTCTGGCGTAGTGCTGCCGGTGTTGATCTCAGACAATAATTTTGCCAGTTCATTGCGCCCTTCTTTTTCAAAATGGCTTGCAATTTCAATGCTTCTTGCTTTGGCCACAGCTTGCGCAAAATAGCCAAAAGATCTTGTTGTTGGGATTTTTAAATCTGGGGCCTCTCCTTTAGCAAGCAGCAGCTGCGCATCGCTTAATTGATTCTCACGCGCATATTGCAATCCCTCTTCAATACGCATTTGTTTTCCAACTTCCAGCGTACTCGCAGTCATGCGATCAATAATTTGGGCAAGCTGATTGGAGGCCTGCGCAGCCACACGCGGCCCAACGAAGTCAACCTGCTGTGGCTGAACCTGCACCATAGGCACATTACCGGCACCACGCAGCTGCATCTGTCCTGATTCCAATCGTTGTATGGCCATGTTTTATCCTGTCTTACCTTCGCTTGAAATTACTTTGTACGCTTCAACACCGCCTCTGGCCAATGTTGCGCCAGCAAGCATGCCGCCAGCTTTACGCGCAGTGGTACCTGCAAATTCAAATTGACCAGATTGGCTTCTTGCGCTGTACAAGCTCAAAGTGTTTTGTATGTCAGTGGACTGCAGCATGGCGCTGGCATCTTCAAAGCCCAGCACCTTGGCGGTCAACGCATTCAAGTCTGCGATGTTGACATCGCGCATGACAGCTTCCACGTTTTGGCCAATCACATTTTGGATTGACCCACTGCCAAGCGCCACGCCACTTGCAGCCGCCCTTGCACGCATTGACGCATTGGTGGCTCGCATGTTCTTGAGTAAGGTGTTGCCGGCAATCGTGTAGTTCTGCGCTTCAAGCTCGGCCTTCTTAACCGTGCGGCCAGCTTGGATGGTGGCGTACTGCTCGGAAAATTCTGCACGCACTTGAGACACAGCCAGCGTGTCACGGGCCTGCAGTAGGTAGCTTGTCTGCTGGTTTATCGCTGCGGCTTTTTGTGCCTCGGCTTCACCATAAGCGCTGATAAGAGCGCCTACTCCAACCATTTGTCCGGCAGTTGGAGAAAAGTCTTTACTCATCATGTAAGTAACAGCGCCGCCAGTCATTGATCTTGATGTGTCTACTGCCATGTTATGTTCCTGAGAAAACAGCCACTCGGTAGTCCAAGCCAAGCAGGTTCATCTTGACCGGCAAGTCTTGCTCCACCTCAATCGATTGCTCGCGGCTGTAGCCAAGCACGCCATTCACGCGCTTGATGCCGGTGAACTCTGGTATCGGGTCATCCAGCAGCGGGTTGTCAAACAGACGAAACGCCACAGGCTGGTCGTTGATGATCAGGTTTTGTGTCTCATTGACAACCGCGCTGATCTCCACAATACGCTTCTTGAATGACACCCGGCTGCCAGTCTGCAGCTTGACCTCGGCAGGCATGGTCTTGACGTAGACGGTGATTGGCAGGCCAACCTCATAGCTGGTCACTGACTCGCGGTCAAAGGTCACGGCCCCACCAGCACTTACTGTCTCATTGCCTTGTGGTGAGCCATCACAGATCACGTTCAGTGACTTGCCAATATGAGGCAATCCGCTGCCGACACCGCCAGCAGAGGCACCAACAAAAGCACAGTCGGTGAAATACTCATAGCCAAAGAGCTCAATGAAGTACCTGTCAACGCTGTTGAACGTGCGCTTTGTCACCACATAGATGGCGTTCACATCCACGCCCACATCGATGTAGGAGCCATCTGTGATGAACTCAGATGGGCTGGTCACCTGCTGGCTGCGCATGATGCTGAACGCCGCCATGGTGCCGTCATCTGTATTGGTCATCAATAGCAAGTCGGCTTCCTCTGTGCTTGATGCCTTGCGCAAAGCCACGCGCTGCGGCCCCTTGAGCAGGTGGCCAGACAGCAGCGAGATGCGCTGGGTGATGTAGGTCAGCTGCGTGTCGTTGAACACAAACTCATTGAGTGACTTGCCTTGGCGCTGGATGTAGATTGATCCAGACTCAACTGATTGCACGCGGGTGCCTGCCTTGATACCGTTGCGGCTCACGTTCTTGAATGTAAAGGTCAGCGGTGTGATTGGGTCGGTGCCCTGCTGCGGCACAAAGAACTCACCGCCAGAAGTGAACACTTGGAAGTCACGCGAGCTGATGATGTCAGTGATCACGTTCAAGTCGTTGGTGTCCAGCGTGGCCTCGACCGCGTCATCGTCCAGCGACTCGCTTGGCACAAAGTCAAAGAACAGGCCGATCTTGGAACCCCAGATTGTAGATGGCCGAGACTTGCTGCCGCCAAAGTAAAGCCGCCCCTCATGGAACGACACCGTGCGTGGCCAGCCCTTGGTACTTGACCACACATCAACATAACCAGACTCAACTTCCCAGTTCCCCTGAGCAATGTTGCTTGTATCAAAGAACGGGTATTCAGTGACAGCTTTGACAACAGTGTTGCTTACATATTCGACGATGCGAGCGCGTCCCTGTGGTACGGCATTAATATATTGATTGACACTCCCAGCACTGAACGCTGAGTGTTGCGATGTCAACGTGACATTTCCCGACACCGCGCTAGGGGTCAAGTGTCCAGAAGTTGGAGTTGTAATTGCCAGCGTAAATGCATACTTTGGAATGCTGTCAAAAGTGATTGATGTCGCCGTCCATGCTGTGTCGCTTGTCCGAGTGATTCGCACCGGCTGCAAATCAGGATGCACCACGATCAATGTATCGGCAGACTGAGTCCAGCACATATCGTCAACAATTTCGCTGCCGATTGTGGTGGTCAAGTAGCTGTTGCCGGTGCCATTGATGTTGGCCTGCACCACGCCATTTTTGATGACATGCATGCGGTTGTGGGTAAAGCACAACATGTAGCTGTCAGTGACTGAGAACTGGAACGACACCAGCCGCACGCCATTGGCCGCGCTTGGGGTACTACTGTTTGGCAGCTCAAAAATATGCTTGGTGCCGGGCCTACGGCGCAGACCGCCTTGGGGCTGGATCAATACGTTGGTGGCCTTGGCCAAAGCATTGTTGTAGGCAGCCAGATCAACCCGCGCACGTAGCAGGGGATCGAGCTCCCCTGTAGCAAAGTTGGTGGTGAACTCAACAAAGCGTGGCATCAGTTCCTCACTGCAATCAAGCTGTAGTCTTCAATGACTCGCACTGGATTGTTCTGGCCATCAATCTGGGCAGCAGTGCGGAAGTAGCCTCCACGGCCATTCTCGCTTACGTCTCCGGTGGCCACTCGCTGCCACTTGGCCGACTTGTCTTGCTGCTCGGTCACGGTCTCGGCAATGTGCCAAGCAACCATGTACTTGAGCAACTGCACAAAGTATTGCGGCATCGCAAACTCTGGCACGCTGTATTGGTAATCGATAAAGACTTCAGGTTGATTGGTCAGGAGCTTGTCGCCTTGTATCTCCCAATCCTGCCGTGGGCGAGCGCCGGTCTGCGCGGTCTCATAGACAGCGCGGGGGCTGGCGAGTCGGTCACCCGGCAGTTGGTATTCATACAGCCACACACTATTTGGGGTGGTGATCAGCCTTGCAAGCTGCACCTTCTTCATGCCGAATGTCCATGGGTACATGACCAGAGTGGAATCACGGATGTCGGGATACAGGCGGTCACAAACACTTGACGCATCCGTGCCATCATTAAAAGATGATATTGCCTTCGCCCCGATTAGGAGGAGGGCATCAGAGCAGATCGATACACCAGTGTCACCAGCAGCCATTTGAACCCCTCAATGTAAGAAAGGCCATCCTCCGAGAATCCCCAGAAGATGGCCCAGCTGCAACCTTCCGAGGTTAATCGGTGTCAGTTGCAGTAACGGTCACGCCGTCAGTGATGTCAACCACGCCGGAGGCGTTGCTGACCACATAGGCTGTGGACATTACTGGAGTGCCACCCGTTGCGGAGTAGCAAAAAATCAGGTCACCGATCTGAAGGATGGATGACACTGAGTTGAAGTAACCAGATGCACGAATCACCGACTGTGCGTCAGTCGATGCGTAGGTGTAAATGGATGGTGCGTTACCAGACTTTGCCTGACCGCCAACGGTATTAAAACCAGTAGATGAGAAAGCCATTTTGTGACCCTCCTATTAAGCCGCAGCCGCTGTGTCGCGGGCGGTGATTTTTACAATACCTTCACTATCGATGGCAATTGCGCCTGCGCTAAACAAGGCATTGACAAGATAGCTGGTCTTCTCTGGGATGTAGTTGATCTCGGTCTTTGGAGCGATACCTTCTGCATAGCCAATTGCATCCTTGTGGAATGCAAACAGAGTGCGGTCACTGGAGCCATCGATGGGTAAGCCACCTTCAGTGCGGTCACCCAGCACATGGAATGTAAAGCCCATGAATTGGTTGATCTCACCTTGAACCAGAGCTTTAACACTGTTGAAGTCCGAGCTTGTAACGGAAGTCTGCTCAAGCATCGATGCCAACGAATTGGCGTGGATGATGATATTGCGACCTTCGGCTGGCACATTCTTGGTGTTCAAGATCTTTGCGGCTTCACGCAGCTTGGAAATATTCATGTTGGTGTTTGCACCACCAATTGAATTTGCCACGGTGCCGGTGCTGCTGGCAGCGATCAGTGCATCAAGGATCAGTTGATCCTGGCGGCGACCGATTGCGTTACCGACAACTTGCACAAGCTCAGAGCGCTCGTCAAAGTTGACTTTTTGCTGGCTGAACACATCGCTGTATTCGGCTGCATTGAAGTCAGACAATGTGCAAGTGACAGTGGAGAACCCAACATTCATTGGGGTGACATCGGTCTGGGTGACGCGAGCAGTAGCTACGCCGCGACCGACTTTAGGGAACTTGACAGTGGAGCCTTCGACACCTCGGCGCTGACGAACAGCAGCTACCAGCATTGCTTTGCCTTGGTATGCCTGCTTAACCTCTGCGTCAAATAGTGTCACAAAGGCGTTTGAAAGAGAAACGCTCATTTTGATACCTCATTTGGTTGTTGATCAGGGTTTGTCGCGCTGGTGGGCCGGTAATCCGGGTCTGTGCTTGCTGGTTACGCCAGCCATTCGTCAGCATCCGCTGCGGTTAAGGGTCGGTTTCCCGGTGGGCCTTAACGAGATTGTATTACTTTTTTACAACAATGCAACAGGGGCTATTGATTGTTGTACAAAAAAGACCCAGCCGGGGCTGGGTCAAGGCAACTGCCTTTCGGCAAACGGGGTGAAGAGTCCCGATCTATTTAGCGTATTGGCCGAACATCCGTTCAACTTTTTGCCGATACGCAGCATCTGTTTTATATTTGGGATCCCCGACCATGGCATACAGCTCCTCTTGGCTGGGGGCACCCTCAAGCTGGGCAGACTCAATTGGCACCCGACCTTCGTAGGCCTCACGCACTTTCATCAGGGCTGTGATGCCGCGAGCTGTGCCGCCCATGATCTTGAACTCATCAAAGTCATCCTTTGACCAGACTCCCTTGTTGACTAGGCCACGAGCCCAATCTACCATGCCGTTGACAATGGCTCCACCCTTGGGTCCAAGTTGCTTCATCTCGGCTACCGGGTCAACCATGTCACCTTGCATCAGCTCACGCGCTTGAGTCTGTAAGTTGCCAACAAGGTCATCAAAGGCGGCTTGGGACAGGCCGTTCTCCTTGGCCCAACCAGATAGGGTCGTGGCCATGGGGTTGGTGTCTGCCTCTTCGCCAAATGCTTGGAGGTTGTATTTGCCATCCGTAGGCGTTTTGTGTTTGCCTTGGCTGATTTGCTTACGCAGATCTGACCAGCTCTTGGCAATGCCTTCTAAGTCGGGCTCGTTGGAGTCCTTCTTCCAGAAGTTCTCGGGCCAGAAGTCTGGCCGCTCCAAAGGATCCTCGGGCTCGGGGGCGCTGGGGTCCGCAGCCTTGTGGCTGATTTCGGTGTTTTGCGGGCTTTCTGGTTGGGTTTCGTCATTTACTTGCACATTGTCAAGTAGGCCGGTTGCACCGGGCTCGACGGTTGCTGTGTCGTTCATAGTTT